AATCCTCCGCCAAGTGAAAAAAATAAAACACCGCGTGTGAAATATATTTTTTGTATTGTATTTCCAATTTGTTGAATACAAGCTTGTTGGACATTTTGTGGAACGCGAACGTTAACCGGTAAAATTTTTCTATATACTCCTTGTATTGTCGACCCTGGTGATACTACATTCCCATAAAAATCTCCAATCGGATCTCTTATCCAACCCATCATTGACAACATATGATAAGAAAGAGACGAAACATATAGTTTTACCACTCTTATATCAACATTATCTTGCGTAATATTGCCGATTGGTGCTGAAACATCAGGCAAATAGTCAACGTTAAACAAAGGTGTGAGAACGCCGCCAACATCAATAGTTACTGGTGTAGCTTGTGTCATATATTGAAAAAACAGATCATAATATTGAGAAGATGAAGACAAAAAAAATATTCCCTTTTTCAGTTTAACAACTTTCTTCATAATATCGGTAACACTGGGTTTCGCTAAAGATTCTTGTAAAAATGTATTCAAAAATCTATTTATAAAAGGTACTAAAAATTGTTGTAATGGAGGATTTGTACTACAGTCAACATTTTGACCACTAAAATTTACACCACAAACAATGTCAGTAGGATGAACCTGACCAACAGCAGCCATATAAAAATCTAGTTATAATATAATGATATTATTACCACGTTTATATTATAATATAACAAAATTAATTGAAAAATTACTTTTTTCTAGAAGAATTCTTTTTACTGAATGTTTTTTTTACCGAATGCTTTTTTTTTACTGAATGCTTTCTCTTCATCGTAATTATTGTTTACTCGAAACATACCTTGGAATTGCATCAATATCTAAAACTGTCATTGACTTTTTTACACTCTTTTGTTGAATTTCATACTGCGTAAAAACGGCATGTTTCAGCAGTTGTTGTGACGGAACTTTATTGTGAACTGTTCTTGCAATCATCTTGTACAATTTAAAATCCGGATACCGGTCAATTCCGCTTTGTTTGTACAAAATATTACGCCCGTTATCATCCGTAATCCAGTCAACAATTACGGCAACCAGTCGACTCTTTTTACACTCGGCCTCTACTTCGTCTATATCGTCTATAAAGAAATCAAAAAGAGAACATCCCAATCTACATAAATCAAAACTATAATTTGGTTCAACAATCGGCTTTTTTTCATTATAATACGGTTCACAGTTGTATTGAGTCGCAGCATCTCCGCTCTTGTGAAAACTATCACTGCATATCAACTTTGAATTGAACTTGTAAATGGCGCGACCAAAATCAATAATTTTAAATATTCTACCAAACGTCGGAACCTTGTAGAATTTTTTATTGAACAAATAATATATAAATTTTTTATCCGTTTCATTAAACATTACATTATTGGTATGCAAATCATTGTGCGTAAATGCAAACGCTTTTTGATACGTTGCCAACGTCATTACAATTTGCATGAGTGCAGCTTCCCATTCTCCATCTGAGAGAATGTCATTTACCATTAACCAATCGAGTGTTTGCTTGCAGCGCTCGAGCGCAATCACTTCCACTGGAAAATTATAAATGGTAGCATTCAGTATTTCTTCTTCTTCTTCTTCAGGTCCATTACAATCTTCATCTTCGCTATTATAGTAACTACTATGATCGCTTCCATCTTGACTGACAGAATCACTGTCGCTCATATTATAAAGAGATTCATTGGTTGTATGTGACGAACGCGAAGAACATGAAGACGATGAGGATGATGACAATCCATGTTCTGAATCACTATAGGAATGAATGTTTAGCTTTCCGTTTCTATTTTCTTTTTCTTCTTTTTCTTCTTTTGCGTCATCTTGAATGTTAAAAATGTCAGAATTAGATACATCAACAAGTGTAAGTTCTTCTAGTCCATTGTTTTGCTCTTCCTGTTGTTCTTGCTCTTGCTCTTGCTCTAACTGTAACTCTTCGGCTACAATTTCAACCGTATTCAATATTTTTATTTTAGAATTTAAACTTCTTGTCTGTTTTCTATTTTTCTCTCTTCTCTCTTGATTCCATTCCAAAAACTTTTCGCATTCTGATTCATCATAATAAAACAGCAGCCCGTTCTTATCTTTAAAAAACTCATTCTTCATCAAATACTCTTGATCGTCAAAGATATTCACTATAAAATCTTTTTGAATCGCCAAATAGGAGCCATAAAAATCAATGCCGTGTATAAATTCATGAGCATGCAGCAACTGACTAGATAAATAAGAAAAAAAACCGTCCACATACGCGGAATTATTCGCGTCTAAAACCTTTGAATGACAATAATGACTTCCGTCTTTTTCTTTATCTTTATCTTTATCATCTTTTTCAGACCTGGAACTAGGAATCGGCAAAGAATGCAATTCTGGAAGATGGAGCAACGCTTCATTTTGTGTATCATAACTGCCTGCCAGATATTTTATAGGATCCAAAAGCGGAGAGAATTTGAAAAATACAGGAACGTCAACGACATTATCGTGATCTTTTTTTTTAACACTTGCGTTTGCAATGTTTTTAAAGTGTCGATTATCTTGTTCTTGAGATCCGGATCCACTAGTAGATTCACAGTAAGTAATTGACTGTATACTAAATGATTGATTCAAATTAATAGAGTTATAATTCGTATCATTCAGTGAAAAAAAAGTAGAATATAGCGGAATAAAATTCTGACAATGAGAAAGTCCCATGCGTGTTTCTTCTAAATTTTTAAGAAGATTCTCGTTCTTTGGCTTTTGATAATATAGTTCAAATGCATTTGAATTTACTTTTGTATATGTCATTTTTAGAGAGATCGAGAGAAAAATAGAAAATGTTGAATTAAAATAATTGATAAAATGAAATTAATACTGTCTATACATAGAAAAATACAAGTATTTAAACTTATTTTTCATAAGAATATTTTAAGTTAACACTCTTATATTATTTATACTATTTATACCTTAAATTTCGCAATGTATCGATCTTTATCATCCATTTTTGTTCTATCACTTAAAAATTCAAAATACTTTTTAGCTAAATGATACTCCTTCGGTTTTTTTTCCTTCAACACTTCTAATCGGACCTTCATAATCATTCCAACTTGCCATATGCGTTTGTGTGTATACTTTTTATCCTTGTAAAGTCGCTCCAATTTGCGAATCGTCGTTTTTACATCATCAACCGTTTGATACTTTATATGTATCGTATCTCTCGGATTTTTATCAATATACACATCAAATGATTTTTTAGGATCATTCGGATGATATAAGAATTTCCTTGTTTTACAATTTTTACCTTTTCTATATTTTTTTGTTGACATCGTTTTGTCTTATTTTATCTTATTTGTCCTTGCTTTTTCTTTGAAATTACAATTAGTTTAAATTAATCAAATATTTTATTTCATTATCTCATTATCTATAATTATAAATATTCTATTTATTTATTCAAATACATATTTTTATTTTTCTCTCTTCTCTCCATTTTATCGAAAAAATATAAATCAATCCAAATGAATTTAGAATTAGGAAAATTCGATATGCGATCCATCAGCTTTAGACCCGACGAAAATAAAGGACCCGTTATCGTCCTCATCGGTCGTCGTGATACCGGTAAAAGTTTCCTCGTAAAAGACCTCATGTATTACCACCAAGACATCCCCATCGGAACCGTCATCTCAGGCACAGAAGCAGGAAACGGATTCTTCGGAGAACACGTGCCCAAACTATTCATCCATGACGCATACAACACCGCCATCATTGAAAATATCCTGAAACGACAAAAAGCAGTTCTGAAACAAGTCAAGAAGGAAATGGAATCATACAAACGGAGCACCATAGACCCCCGAACCTTTGTGGTCTTGGACGATTGCTTGTTCGATAATAAATGGACACGCGACACTATGATGCGTCTCCTCTTTATGAATGGTCGACATTGGAAGATTATGCTGGTCATCACAATGCAATATCCTTTAGGCATTCCGCCCAATTTGAGAACCAACATTGATTACGTGTTTATCCTGCGAGAGCCGTATATAGGTAACCGAAAACGAATCTATGAAAATTACGCGGGTATGTTTCCGACTTTTGAGTCATTCTGTCAGGTGATGGATCAATGCACTGAAAACTACGAGTGTTTGGTCATAAACAACAACGCCAAGTCGAATAAGCTACAGGACCAAATTTTCTGGTACAAGGCGCAACAGCACGGGCCGTTTAAACTCGGTAGTAAAGAATTCTGGGAGATGAGCAAGGATTTAAATTCTGATGACGAAGAGGAGTCATATGACCCGAAAAACATTAACAAAAAGGGTTCAGGACCTAAAATCAACGTGCGAAAAAATAAATGGTAACTATTTTTGCTTTTGATTTTAAAAAGCAAAAGCAGATTTTGCTCACGAAGATTCGTGAGCAAAAATAAATTAACAAATAGTTTGCTCCGCACCTATGCGGACCAAAGATGTTTTTTTAATGTTTGCTCCACACCTCTGCGGACCAAAGATGTTTTTAAATGTTTGCTCCTGAAGGTTCAGGAGAAAAATAAATATTTGCTTTTCCGATGAGACAAGCAAATAGTTGATGTACATAGTATGTACATCAACTATTAATTAAAATAATTAAATATTATAATAAATGAACTTAAAGAGATGGCGTAAATTATAGTATTACAACACCAAAGAAAATGGATATAGTAAAAGCATTTAATGCAAATGATTTGCATACAGAAATCATTATAAAAGGAACAATAGACGACCCGCTATTTCGAGCGAGTGACGTGGGAGTAATATTAGAAATAAGTAACATAAGAATGTCAATTACAGATTTCGATGATTCTGAAAAGCGTGCTGTAAGTACTACTGACGGCACGGGAAGATTGCAAGATATAACATTTTTAACCGAAAAAGGATTATATAAAGTGCTGTTTCGATCTAGGAAACCGATTGCCCAAAAATTTCAAAATTGGGTTTGTGATGTGATAAAGGAAATTCGAGTTACGGGTATTTACAACATGCAAAAAGAAATCGATAAAAAACAAGAAGAGCTAGTGTCTCTTGAAACCGCCAAAGAAAAAGAAAAAACCCGTGCAGTTGAACAAGTGATTATTGCACAATTTCCGCAGAATACCGAATGCGTTTATTTCGGAACAATTGACAACACGAATGAAAAAGGAGAAAAACTGATAAAATTTGGCATTTCAAACGACTTGTCGCTTAGAGTTCTTGATCATCGCAAAAAGTATATGAATTTCAGATTGGTATGTGCATACCGCGTACAGAACAAGACCGAGATTGAGAATCTCATGAAGAAGCACCCAAAGATTCAAAAACATTTGCGCATGATTAAAGTAAATGACAAATGCAAAACCGAAATCCTTGCATATGATGAAGTAAATTTGACGATTGAAAAATTGAAAAAATACATTCAAGACATTATCGATTCGAGAAAATTGTGCATGGAGAATTTTATAAAAATGGAGAATGAGATCAAAATGCTGCGTAACCAAAATGATACTTTAACGACAGATTTTGAATTGATG